GTTTCATCATCTCTTTCGCATACTGCTCGGGGGTAATCCCCATCTTCTTGATAACGTTCAGTTGCGTCTGACTTAAGCGCACCTTTTTGGCGGATGTGCTTCGTGACACCGGAGCCACAACAGTGGCGGACCTTTCTGTACGCTGGGCAGGCTTTGAATCCACCTCAAACGTTTCATCGTCTCCGTCACCCCAATCATGTTCAGGGAAACGTTTACGCATTGTGCTATCAATGGTACTCCAATATTTGTCAGTATTGACAAAATCTTTGCCATACTGTTTCTCTAACTTCTGGTGCAGCCCAAGAGCAGATGCTGTCATCTCTTCATCCGACCCAAACCACGTATTCTGGCGACGCCAGCTATCCGTTTTAGGGTCAAGATGAACCTCTTGAGGCTGCGCTTGAGGGATATTTACCTCATTTCTTTCCTCTTGTACAGGGGGTTTATATCCTTTCAAACGCTGTAGGCGGTAATTAGCGGAGTTAAGTTTCTCCTGCGCGTCTACAAGTTTGTCGGAATCCCCGGCCTCATAAGCCTCTTTGTAGGCCCGTTTAGCCATTTCCATTTCTAGTTCTGCAGCGCTTGTAGCCGTCAGAACTAGGGATTTCTCACCATCAGTTAACCGCGCTTTTAGCGCACGATTCTCTTCAGCGACCTTCCGCGCCATCTCAATCGCAGCCTGTTGTTCACGAAGCGCGGCTTCTTTTTCTCGCCGTTCGTCGTGCCAAACCTTTTTCATCTGCTTGAGTCGGCTTTTTACCTTCTCGGAGTAATCTTCAAGCTCATCTTCTTCAAGCTCTTTTACGAGCTCTTTTGGCATGGGCTCACGGCCTCGGTCCTCTGGCGGCGTATCGTCTACGACCTCCAGTTCGACTTCCTGCTCAACTACGTCTTTTTCTTCAGCCATTTCTTACTCCTTATGCGCGACTAATGCCACGAGGATCTTGAACTACCCCCTCGACAGAGTCATCGTTGATAATGCGGAATTCGCGTCCGTGAATCTTCAGGCGCGAGCCAGCGTGGGGTCTAACCAAAATAAAGTCGCCAACCTTACACCACGGGCCAGACGGGAATCGCTCTTTGTCTTTGTAACAATCAGGGCCCATCTTCGCCACAAAAAGAACCGTTGTGAGAAGTTCTTCGTTGTGTACGGTAACTTCAGCTTTGACTAAACCACTGTCAAACTTGTTTTCAATCTCAGGAATTGCGCAGAGAATCCGATAACCAGACGGGTCTGGAAGCTGCTTTGCCTTTTCTTCTGCAGTTTCTGGAAGTACTGTTGCCTCGTTCGGATCGCTTGTAGAACCGATTAAAAGTTCACTCATCGTGATCAAGCCTTTCTGCCATTTCGGCAAGCATGTTATTTGCAATTAACAACCCACGTACTACCCCACATGCGTGCTGATACGCTGCGTGGTCTTTGGCCTTACCTGCGACCAAATCCTCTTTGATTACTTCCTGTTCTTCTTTTAACCGCTTGGAGATATGTAGGAGAACGTCTCTCATTGATTACCCCCTTCTGTGCGACCCATTTCACGGGCAAGATCGACGCCCATTCGGAAGCCTTCAACTTCTTGCTTGACTGCCTCCACGCCTTCTCTAAACTGCTGCTCGGTCTGCTCACGGGCGATCTGCGCTCCGAGGCGTGCCCCATCAATCTCAGCCTGAGTCTGAATCCGCATCTGCTCGGTCTGGATCTGTTGGGCCTTGAGCTGTGCGTCAATCTGATCTTTCTGAGCTTTGCGCTGAAGTTCAGCGGCTTTGAGCTGCAGCTCTTGTTGCTGCATCTGGACAATTGGGTCTTGAGCAGCTTGTTGAGCCTGCTGTTGAGCCATCATTGCCTGATTACTCTGGAGAAGTTTCTGTGAAGCGGCTGCGGCAAGGCGAGACACCTCAACCTCAAGCTCTTCTGGCATCTCCTCGTTAGGTGCAGGATAGGGGACGCCAAGCTTCTCTTCCAGATTCTTGCGGTACTGGAAGGCGTAGTGTTCTGCAATGTGGGCCATAAGAGCCGACATCATCTGCTGAGCCTGAGGGTTCTGACCGATCATCTGAGCCGTGATAGGGTCCTGCATAAACGACATGTGGGTCGTGATATGCGCTGCGTGATCCTGATAGATAAACGCTTTCAACGGCTTCATGTTGATAGCGTCCATGTTCTCAGACACAGGGTCCTTAGGCTTCATGTCGTCTTCAATCGGGACTAGCTTTGCTGCATCCTTAATTCCAAGGACCTCCAGCATCTGTCGATGGAGAAGCGGCATGTCGTAGAGCTGGGGTGCCGTCTGCGCCAACTGGAGGACCGCCTGATACTGGACGACCTTCTGAGCCATCGTTGCGGCGTTGGGGTCCGATACGGGAATAACTTCAACGTGGTCATAGTCTGATCGCTTAGCCATAGGCTCAGCGTTTTCTGGTTCGTACTCGTATTCTTCAGGGGTGTAGTCACGGATGATGTTCTTCAAGAGCCGGAACTCTTGCTTCATCGCGTGGTGGACACGAGCCTGGACTGCCGACATCACCTTTAGAGTCCGTTCAAGAATCGCAAGTGTTGTCCCAACAGGGGTCTGGCCAGACATGTCGGAGATCTTCATGTCCGCTGCAGAAGCGAAGCGACGGCCTTCTTCTACGATTGTCCCGAGCAGGGTGTACAGAACTTGCGACGGCTCCTTGTACGGGAGCGTCATGATGTTGTCTTTGATCGTCCCAGAGGTGACGTCTACATCTCGGAATTCAGCCGGGGCAATTGGAGTGTCGTCGCCCTTAACGCGAAGCCCTTTAGTCTTAAATCCTCCGGGGAGGTTTGAAAGCACGCCTGCATCGACAAGCTGCCGCAGAATAGAAGTGCCGGACTTGGCGAAAGCGCCAATAAGGTGAATAAGACCAAAGCAATAGAACCCAAACCCGGGTACGTATCCGTAGTGTACAAAATGCTGTCGTTTCTGCTTGAGAGGATCATCTGGGTGCCAATTCCGACGTATTGCCAAAATCGTCTGAGTGTGTTTTTCTATCGTTACGACGTACGGTAACGCGATTCCCGTAGGCTTACCTTTTTCGTCTTTATCTTCGTAGCCCGGTAGATCCAGGTCTACGTGCATCTCAAGAAGCTTGAACCGGTCATCAACAGAGGCTTTGAACCCCATTTTCTCGGCAATTTTCTTCTCGACTTCATCAAATGTATCTACTGGATCACCTAACTCAACATCTCGATAAAACCCAGCGACCTGCAGTTTGCGCATCTCGTTCGGAGTTTTACGCATTACATGAGTTACTCGTGGCGAGGAATCAAGATCTGACGCGCCATAGGGCACAACTATGTCTTCTGCTGGTACAAACAAAGACACCTGCCGACCCAGAGACGGATCAAAATACACCTTCTTGAACGCATTACCCGACAGCCCCAGGCCCCAAAGCATCCGCTCGTGCTCAGGCCGGTACTCAGTCATGACCTCCGTCAGCTGGAAGTTCATGTCGTCCTTGACTCGTTGAGCTGCGTCAATTTTCTCAGGCGTCTCTTCACCCAGAATTTTGACCCTGACCGGGCCTTGCGCTGGGAATGTCTCAATAATTGTCTCGGACTGGAACTTCACCAACGCCTCAGTCAGCAGGGGGTGGTACACACCACAAGCGCCCGGCCAGGGTTCAGTCCGCTCTTCAATCTTCAGGCCAAGAAGTTCTAGGCCATCCACATAAGTCTGTACCCAGTCTTTGCGTGAGGAGATGTCGTCGTCATAGTCTCCGATCAGGTCAGTCGCCAGACCAACCATCTCGTCCTCTTCCATCTTCTCAGCTAGGTTCTCATTAAACTCGTCGTCCTCTTCGGCATCTGGGTCGATCACAATCTCCATGCCGCCAATACCAACGGTTACCGACTCAGGGTCCTCGATCTCAATCTCAATCGCGGGCCCCATCATGTCTTCAGTGATACCTTCGGGAGCCTGGTACAGAGCTTTCTCAATAGCCATTTTTAGTCCTTAATAGTAGGCGTACTGTCGCCGCCTGCGATAAAGTGGTTCGTCGTCCTCGTCCAACAGCGTGCGGATAAATCCTCCCTTGCGGAACCGCATCAGGGCTAGGGACACGCTGTCCACATAGTCATCATGCTCCCCGGCTGGGAAACTAGCAACTTCCTCGACCACTTCCTCTGCCCAGTGTGTGTTGGGTATCCACACTTTTTTAGAGGCAAATATGTCTGCCACAGAGTTTAACCGGGAAATCTTGTCATTGCCTTTACTGGGGGTGAACTCCTGCACAGGAATACCCATCGCTCGCAGCTCATAAATCAGCGGTGCCCCCGATGCTTTCTTCTCAATAATTATTGAGTCTGGCGTCCAGTCATCCCGCTGCTCCAGAGCAGCTTTTTTCAGCTCAGGGAACTCCATCCGCTTGCGAAACGCGTTAAGTAAGACAATGTTTGTCTGCATTACCCCTGCGTCGTCCTCTTTGTGGAACACACCCCAGGTAGTACATGCGGAGTAGTCCGCTCGGTTTGACTTTTCAAACGCCGTATCCCAAGACTGGAGGATAAAATCGCAATATGGGGGGTCTTCATCTTCCCAGATCTGCCACCACTCCCGTTTAATGATCGCTGAGACCTCAGATGTGGGGTTCTGCTGGTACTGAGCCATCCATTTTGCCGTCGGCAGCTCTTCTTTTAGGATCTGAAGCTCTTTTAGCGACCAAAACTCAGGCCAAAGTGGGTTCCCAGACGGTAAAATCGCCGGAAATTCAATAACTTCCCACTCATCACCCCCGCGTTGCGCGGCTGCTTTCAGAACCTGTCCAGTTAGGTCTTTTTTAGACCACCGAGTCATCACAATCACAATGGCTCCCCCCGGCTGGAGACGCTGCCGAGGCCCAGATGTGTACCACTCGTACGTTTTATCGTAGATTTCTGGGCTAACCTCAGCTAAGGCTGCTTCTTGTTCCGAGTGAGGGTCGTCAATAATGAGGAGATCCGCGCCTTTACCCGTAACTGCACCGCCCACACCGATAGCAAAATACTCTCCAGCATAGTTAGTCGCCCACCGGCCAGCAGCTTTAGAGTCAGCCTGTAGTGACACCTCTGGAAAAATGTCTTTATAACGGTCGGAATCAACAAGATTTCGCACCTTTCGACCAAAACCCACAGCCAGCTCAGCCGTGTGGGACGTCTGAATGATCTTTTTGCCCGGGTACATCCCCAAGAACCACGCTGGCAACAGGTAAGACGCAAACTCAGACTTCGTATGCCGTGGCGGCATATTAATAATTAGGCGTTTTACCTTGCCCTCAGCCACCCGCTGGAACGCTTCTGCCATCTTCTTATGGTGTGCGCCATGAATGAAAGACGGCCAAACATATTTTACGAACGACATGAAGTCGTTTTTTACAACTTCTTTAGTTTTAGCTCGACGCGCTTCCGCGATAAGCGCCCCAATCTTCTGCTGGGCAGCTGCTGGCAACGTAGGGAGAATCTCTTCAGCCTTCTCTAGTAGCAGTGGGTTCATCGCCCTCGTCCGTCTCTTCGTTGTCAGTGAGCACAAACTCTTCGTCTACATTAATAGCAGCAATAGATTTAACGGGGTCAATTGGTTCTACATCCACCACATCCCCCGCGTATAGCTCCAAAGTCTTCTTAAGATCTTGCTCAATGTCTGAAATAGTACGGTGGGTCACCGTGATGTCCACACGCTCAGTGAACAACCCTACGTTCGATATCTTGCCCAAGTTCTCCAGAGCCTTCATCCGCTGCCGAGGGTCTGGGTCTACGCTTTCCATTATCAACTTATTGGTTACGTAATTACGGAGCCTGCGTGAAACATCCAAAACTTCCTGATCCCATTCATTGAGGATGGCTTCAAGGTTCAGAATTGTTCCGGGCGTCAACTGCCTGGCAGGTGGAAGCTTGTTGTCGGCAAAGATCTGGTGCGACGCAGCCTTGTCCTCAGGGGTCACCTCCACCTTAAGACCGTTATCGATTAGCTCACTTAAGGTCTCAAAATAGGCGTGCGCCTTCAACCGAAAATCTTCGATCTCTTCGGGCGTCGTATCAAACGGCAGCGGTATGCCGACTTCTGGCGTAACAACAATAGGCATGGAGGAAACGGGACTCCAGAAAATGTTAGGGGGTGCGTTTCAATATGACGGAATATAACACCGGTTGGAAAAAACGCAAGGGGGAGGGGGCTTTTACTTTGTAAAGTACTTGGGGAGTTGCGATATAACGTGCAAATTAATATGCGTAGCAGGCGGTGGGTCCCATCCAGCCAGATCGGGGGGTGGGG